CGGCGGGGCGGAGGCGGGCGACCTGCTCCGCGACGCGCGCCTCGACGGCGGCCTGCTCCTCCTCTCGGCGGGCGACCTCGGTGTTGAGCGCGTCCTGCGCGTCGGCCAGGGCCGCGAGCATCTCCGCGGTCTCCGTGGTCGGGCGCTGCCCCTCGGCGGGGATCGCGGCGGTGACCTCGTCGGCGAGCAGACCGGACAGCTCGTCCAGCTCCTCGGCGGTCAGGTCCCCGATGCGCGCGATCAGCTCGTTGATGCGGTCCATGAGCGGTGCTCCTGTTCGGTGTTGTCGGCGGTCCGTTGCCCTCGGCCGACTACGTCCGCACCGTGCTGGGCACCTTGCCCCGTCATCATGCGCCCACAGCCCGTCAGCGCGTGCGTCGTTGTGACTGTGGCACCCCGGACATAGCAGAGGGCCCGCCAACGCTCACGCGTTGACGGGCCCTCAACACCCTCCACCGGAGGTCCCCCTGCTGGAACCACCACGGCCGACGGTACACGCACCGTCAGGGCACGACCCCGACGGCTTCCCGTGGAACCCGGAATGCCATCCCAGGCGGTCGACGCTACACCCGGCGCGCGGGGCGCCCCCACCGGTACGCCCGGCCAGCGCGGGTCGCGCGGGCCACCGCCTCACCAGCGGCGAGGGACGCCCGGAGCTGCTGCGCCGGGGTCAGCGCAGCGACGACGACGGCCGGGTCCACCGTGTCGTCGGCGTGGTCCAGCGCCCGCGCCCCAGCACCGGACGCCACGAGCGCGACGACGGCACCGGACGCGACCTGCGCCGTGGGACGCGGCACGGGGAACCCCGGCACGTTGACGGCCAGCGCGGCCATCAGCTCGAGCCGGCCGCCGTAGGCCCGCCAGTCCCCGGACAGCTTCGACGCCCGCAGCGCCCGGACCTGCTCGTCCGTCGCGGACGGCCGGACCGCGCCGGCCACGTAGATGCCGTGCGCGTCCTCCCCCGCCATGACGTCCGCGACGACGGTGCCCGTGTTGTCGTAGTGCTCCGCGGCGGCGGCCATGTTGGACCGCATCGGGGCGTGACCGGTGCCCATGGTGATGTGCCCCACGGCCACGTCGGTGCCGTCGGCGCAGCGGACCGCGCCGAGCTGGAACAGGGCGTAGGCGGTGCGGGACGTGGGCGGGGTGACGCACTGCCCGGGGTACCCCGTGTGGCAGGTGCCCCACAGGGCCAGGTGGCCGTAGACGCGGCCGTCGTCGTCGATGGCCAGGGGGGTGGGCCCGTCGAGTCCGGGGTCCGCGAACCACGCCGCCGGGGGGCGCACGGGACCACCGGACGCGGTGACGGACGTGACGGCGGTGGGGTCGTCGGGGCACGTGTCGCACCCCGGGCCCTCAGCGAGGATCCGCACCGGGGGCAGCTCCACCGCAGCGGCGGACGCGGCGATGGCCGCGACCTCCTCCTCCGTCGCAGGCGCCGCCGGCACGGCCGGGTCACCCTCGGCGGGCTCGTCGGTCAGCAGCTCTATGGTGGCGCCCCGGAACGCGGGCACGTTGCACACCGTCGCGGCGGCGATCTCCGCGGCCGTGACGACGATCCGCCAGTCCGTGGGGAACCCCTCCTCGTCCTCGGCGAGGATCTCCTCCTCCGCCTCCATGGCGCCGAGGTCCACGGACACCCCGCGCAGGGCCTGCGACGCGACGAGGCGCTGCACGAGCTGCCCGTCCTCCTCGTCGGTGAACTCGCCCGTGGCCTCCCACGCCCACACGGGACCACCCGCGACGTCGGCCCACGTCTGTCCGGTGGCCTCGTCGACCATGCCGGACGCGTCGACCCGGGTGAGGGCGTCGATGCGGCCCGCGACGACGGCCAGGCCGTGGCCGCCCATCTCCGGGTTCACCGTCATGCCCATGAGGGTCAGGGGCAGCGCGCGCGTGCTCAGTGCGCCGACGTTGATGAACCGGTTGTCGCCGGTCTGGACGCCCTCGAACACGACGGCGGGGATGCGGAACCTAGCGCCCATCGTGGGCCTCCTCGTGAGTGCAGCACTGGCAGGGACGGGATGGTGCGGGGCTGGCGGCGCCACGGCTGGACGGCGGTGGCGGCGGGGTGCGGTGCGTGTCCGCGGAGAACCGCCCCCGGTCCCGCCGCGCACGCCACACGTTCGGAGCGGGCCTGGTCTGCACGTCAGCTCCTCCCGCCGCGCACGGCGTCTGTGATCGGTGTCGGTGTCGCCGGCTGCGACGGTCGCAGGTTGGCCAGGCGCTCCGCTTCCATGAGGGTCCGCACCGGGGTCGTGTCGGTGCGCCCGGACGCGAGGTCGTCGCGTGCCATGTCCCGCAGGAAGTCGAGGTAACCCGAGTCGTACGTCTCGTCGCCCGCCGCGGTGATGTCCGAGGACGTGAGGTGGTCCCCGTACACGGGCTGCGCGTCGCAGTTGCAGCCCTTGTGGTCGCCCGGCGCGAGGGTCGGGCCGGGCCACCCGCCGGGGTTGCGCAGGGCGGCGGAGTCGAAGTCGTGGAACACGACCCCGTCGAGGTCGCGGTGCGGCTCGAACGGGTTCCGGGACACCCCGTAGACCCATTCGTACCCGACGTCGTCCACCCCGTTGTCGGTGAGGAACCCGTGCAGGGTGCCGCCGGTGGCGACGCCGCCGAGACGTTCCCCGGGCTGCGCGGCGGTCCCGTCGGAGCGGACCCCCGCGGACGACGCGGCGAGGCCACCAGCGATGGCCAGGGCCCCCCGGATGAGGGACCGGGTGCGGCCCTCAGCGGTCGGGTCCTCACCTGCGTCCTCCGCGTCGGCGGACACGCCGTCCTCCTCGTCCGCGTCGAACAGGCGGTCCGTCGCGGACGCCATGAGCGCAGCCTGCAGCCACGCCCACGCGTCGTCAGCGTCAGCGGACAGCGCCGCAGACGTGGCGGCGGCCACGTCGAGGTGCACGCCGGCCATCCCCGCTGCGGTCGTCAACGCCTCCGCGCGCGCCGCGGTCGTCCACGACGCCCACTGGTCGGCGAGGTGGTCGAACGCCCCGTCGAATAGGGCGTCGACCTCGAGGTCCAGTGCGGCAACGAGGGCCCGGGTGGGCCGGCCAGCGGCCACGAGGGACGCCCGGACGGACGGGTCCCGGTTGGCCTGGGACCGGACCCGGGCGGCGGCCCGTTCCACAGCCCTGGTGATGGCTGCGTCCGCTGCCCCGGTGAGCTGGCCGCGGAGATCCCGGTCGATGCGGGACAGCCGCTGCGACGCCCGCGTGTGCAGGCGTGCACGGTCCACCGCGGCCGAAGCGGGCAGGCCCGTCGTCGGGCCGGGGGTTGCGGGGGCGTCCTCAGCCGGCGGGTCAGCGGGAGCGGGGGTGGCGGGGTCGACGACTTCGCCGGGGACCGCGTCCACGGGCGCGGACACGTCGATCTGATCGAGGGGCAGGTGCGGCAGGTGGGGGAGGAGGACGGTGATGAGGGCGCGGGTGAGGCCCGCGTCGGTGATGCCCCGGTTCAGGGCCATGCGACGACCCAGCTCCGCGTCGTCCGGCATGTCGTTGAGGGGGTCGAACTGCAGCGCCTCGACGAGGGCCCGGTCGGACAGGACCCCCGCGGCGTGACCGTCCTTCGCGTCCTGCGCGCGGTCGGGGCGGGTGGCCAGGGGGGAGAGGTCGTACCAGAGCACGATGCGCTTAGCGAGGACGGGGTCCATGCCGTAACCCTCGATGAGCATGGGCCGCAGGTACGCGCCGGTGAGGGCGTCGACCATGCGGCGCAGGAGCCCACCAACGTGGTTGCGGATCGTGGAGGCGTCGATCTGCCAGGCCGTCCAGTGGTTCACGTCGGACATGCCGAGCACGATCTCCGGGGGCACGTCGAGTCCCTGCGCGATGCGGCGCAGGGCACGGTCCCCGCGCTCCACGAGGGACGCGTCCACGGGCCGGTCGAACGTGAGGTGACGCGCAGCGGCGATGGCCTCAGCCCCACCGCGCATGACGATGGGCACGACAGCGGAGGCATCCCCCTCGTCCTGGATGGACGCCGTGATCGCGGCCAACAGGGTCGCCATGATTCCGTCCGTGCTGGTGCCGTCCGCGTCCACGAGCGGCGTCGTGGACGACGCGAAGTCGAGGGAGTCGGGGAGCAGAAGCATCCCGGCGGTGGCGAACCGGGACCGCAGCGCGGCCCGCTCCATGCGCCCGGAGAGGAGCAGCTCCTCGCAGGGGCCGAGGAGCGCGAGCATGGGGGAGTCCGCGAGGGACCGCTGCCGGGGGTGGGGGTTCCACATGCGGGCCACGAACCCGTCGTCCGGCAGGAGCAGCCCCTCCCGGTCGGCGCTGCCGTCCACGAGCTTGTACCCGCCGTCCCCGACGGTGATCTCGTCGAGGGACCGCACCTCGATCCGCTCCTCGCCCGCCTCGTCGGTGTACCCCACGAGGTAGCACTCCCCGGGGACCTCGAGGTTCTCCGCGAGCGGGCCGAGGATGGGGGCGTAGTCGAACGTGCCGGCCGTCAGCCGGGTCAGGGCTTCCTCGACCTGCGCGACGATGGCAGGCGTCACCCCGCGCTCATCCGCGGCGGCCTCCGCGAGGGGGCGGGGGTCCGCGCCGCCGGGCTGCGCGATGGCCGTCACCAACCGCACCTGCGACACAGCGTCCGCCAGGTACCGCATGGCGTACCGGATCTCACCGATGGTGTCGCGGTACGCCCACGCGTCACGCTGCCACTCGGTGGCCTTGATCGTGGACGCACGCCCGGTCCGCGCCTGCGACGTGTCCAGCCGGCGCCCGGCCGCGGTGAGCACCGCAGCGGGCCGCGCCGCGTCGGGCACCTTGCGAGGCGTGAAGAACCCTGCCACGTCTACACCCTCTCAGCCATGAGGCCCACGACCGTGGACAACGTCAACGCGGCAGCCGCTGGCAGCCACCACCCCGGGACCAGCGCGGTCCCAGCGACCACGAGCACCGACACCCACCACCCCAGGCACCACGGGCAGGTGAGTAGCTCACCGGGCCAGCGGTCCCCGTAGCGGACGAGGACAGCGTCCCGCGCCCGCGCTACAGGCGGGAACGTGTCGTGAGCGAGGAGTCGCCACAGCCGGTACGCGGCGGCCCCGTCGATGACCAGCCACAGCCACAACGGGATCAGCCCGGGGACGCTCACGAGTCCTCGAGCGCCTGCCCGGCGGTTTTCGCGTCACGCAGCAGCGGGACCGCGTCCCCGATGCGGGCACCGTCGACGATGAGCTGCCACCACGGGTCCGACGCCGGGCGGCCGAGACGACGGGCCATGTACCCGTGGCGGGGGGTGCGGGCCACGTAGTTCCCCGACTGCAGCCGCGACCACGTCAGCACCTCAGCGGGGGGCCGCGTCACCTCCACCACCGG